CTTATTAACATAAGAAAACGTAGGGTTAAGGAACTGCTGTGGGGAATAGTTAGAAAACCCTGTATTGAACTCCTTGCCCCAAGCACCTACAATAACTAGCTCTCCTGCATCGTTAGTCTTAGTACCTGTGATACCGAAGGAACCTACAGGGGCGCCAGTGTAGTAACCACCAGAGTCACCCTCTTTAGTAAAGCTAACCTTGCCAGCGATAGTCAGGTCACCATCATCAAACGTGATAACTAACATGTCTTCTTCGTTGACTGTAATAGAGGCTATACCTTTACCAGCATCACCCTTGTCGCCTTGAGGGCCAGCTTGGCCTTGTGGCCCCTGCTGTCCGTCTATTCCGTTAAGTCCAGCCTTACCGACCTTACCAGCTTTACCTGTCTTACCGTCTAGACCATCTCTTCCGTCTAACCCATTAAGACCATCTGTCCCATTTAAGCCGTTTACAGCGTCTGTACCGTCTTTTCCTGATACACCCTGCTTACCAACCTGTCCAGGCTCTCCAGCGTCTCCCTGTGGCCCCTGTGAGCCTGTAAGACCGTCTACCCCGTCCTTGCCATCGACAACATGAGGGATAGACTTGTTTAGTATGGCCTTGACTATTGCTAGGTCAATTGCCTTCATGGCTACTCTCCCTTAATAAGAGACTTCAGTAACTCATGTTCCAGCTTCTCAGTCTCAGTGGGTTCTTTTGGTGTTGTGTCCACTACTACTGGTTCAGGCTTCTTGTATGATGATACATCAAAGTCTAGCTCTGCGATACTCATAAGGTCTCTAACAACCTCTGGGTGAGCAGATACATCAATGTCAGCACCGTTAAGGTTACGTAGGAATGAGGAAACTTCACGTAGATCGTGAGGAGCGACATCACCAGCCTTAATGGTTGGCATCAGATCATAATTCAGACCGTTCAACTGCCATAGGCGCTCTACCAACTGTTTGTTGAGAACATCCACGATTGCTTGAATGTAACTCTCTAGCGCACGGAGGAACAGGTCTGTCTTCGACTTGGACAAGGCGTAGGAGCCACCATTTGTACCAAGAAGGAGAAACTCAGATAGTACGCTACGAGCAATGTCATGCTGGTAACGATTGACGATTGGGTTGATATCAATGTTACGCTTACCGTTAGACGCCATTAACTCTATGTCAACTAATCTGGTGGTGGAAGGCGCTCCGTCTTTATCGGGGTAGGTATCGGATGGCAGTACAATGTAGCCTTGCTCGTTGAATTTAACGTCCCGTAGGATTGTTTGCAAGTCTCTGACGAACCCTGATTGAGCAGCAGAAGCATCACCAGACAGGTACTCGGCAGGAATACGAGCCACAGGGATACCCGCAAGCTCTCGCTCAACCGCAATAGCCTCAATAGCTTGTAGATTATTAAGGTACTCGTAAGAAGTATAAGCGTTCCGAAGAATAGAACGACCACTGGGGTCTCCGTTAAGAGAAGTGGTACGGTAGTAAATAGACTTGTTAAGTGGGATGTAATTACTTCCATTCATAATACCTACTGATTGTTCGATACCTAAGACATCACCAGTCTTCTGATCAACGTCAAACTTATTAATAGTCCAAGGAGCACGAGAGGCTATCTTCTTAACGCCTAAGCGTCCGTCTGTGTACTTTGAGTGCTTCTTGTCAGAACGCTCTGTAGGGCCAACCCTACGCTTGTAGATAACCTCAAACCAACCAAAGCCATACGACAAATAAGATATGGCTTCAGCTACGTGATCATCTAAGGTGTGATCCATGTCATCAAGTACGCTAGTAACGAAGTCAGCTTCTACTTTAGCAGCAGGGCTATCATCAACAGGCTTAACAGTAAGTTCAACATCACGGAGGATTTGCTCAACAGCATACATGACAGCACCAATGGTGGCATCATTATCACGCATCTCACGGTACTTGCGTACAGCCTTACGACCTCGCAACTCAGGGAGGAACTCATCCGCTCTGATTTGACCGTTGTGTGTGTTATCACCAGCTACACCTAGTGTCTGCTTGGCTTTACCCTCTGAGAGCTTCTTCATGGTTACTGTTGCCTTTACATGGGAGCCATTACGCAATTCTGCGTATTGCCACTTTTACTTAGAGAGTCCCTTAGCACTAGAATAAGCGAGGGACAATTTAGGTTTACTGTAGCCATTTAAAGAAAGGTCTGTGATTGCCCATACAGCAGCGTCTAGTCTATCAGGAGAACCTATTCGACCTAAAGGCTCCCATGTTCGCATCTGTGTTTCTAGCTCATTCAGTGAAGCACCATCAGGAGGATTGGAGACATGCTTTACAAGCCCCCTTTCGTATAATGCTGATACTGGCTCTGCTCTAGCGTACTTCCCACGAGAGGCTCTTACAGCCTTGTAGGAGACGCTATCGTCTTCACCATGAACCGTAGTCTTAACCATGTCACCACCCTGATTGACCTCGGCTACGATACGGTCAGCTTGGTATTGGTGATACAGTTTAACTGCTTTAGCTGCCCAACCCTGTGGGGATAGCTTGTCTGTGTAATCCCCTAAGATGTAGGCGATACCGTTAATGTCTATACCTGCTACTACAATACCAGTCAGATCACTCTCAGCGTTAGATGTAACAGCTGGGTCAAGAGCAACGACAATACGAGTAAGGTCAGGTACGTCCTCATGCTTAACACTAGCGTTATCTAGCGTTTCAGATGTCCACAGTGCGCCTTCAGCTTCCTCTAGCACTTCTGCATAGAGTTCCTGTCTACCGATACGTGTACCTTCATATTGCTCTTTAACAGCAGTCAAGTACGTATCCGCGAGGTTAGCTGAGTTGTCGAAGGTTGTACCCCTAGTGACATGAGTCTTAGGGTTCTTCAGTATCTCTCTAACGAGTCTGGTAGGTTTGGGGGTTGTAGTGATACATACGCGAGGGTGCTTGCCTAGACGTAAGCAGAACTGTAGCATTTGCCATGTATCTTCGTCACGGTTCCAAGCTGCAAGCTCATCACACCAAGCTGCACTGAACTGGGGGCCACGTAAGCGTTCTGGTTCCTCCGCTGAGTAGAACTCAACTCTGGCTCCGTTAGCCCACTCAAGTGTACGTTTAGTAGGAGACCACTCAGGAAAGCCCATGTCTTTGCCTTTATGGGTCTTATCACCCTTCCAGCAAACATTAAGGAAACCACTCTCTCCCTGCACCATAACGCGAAGGATGTCTGAGTTAGTAGAGGCGATACAAGCGATACGCTTATGTCCAGCCTTAACCTGTTCTCTTACCCACTCAGCACCACAACGGGTCTTTCCCCATCCGCGACCTGAGTTGATGAACCAGTTGTTCCAGTCTTTACCTTCTGGCTGTATCTGCTCAGGTCTAGCCCAGAATTCCCAGCTATGCTGAAGTTCATCCAGTTTATCAGGGCCAAGAGCTTTAAGTGCAGCTTGGACTTTATCCTGTGGTAGTTCTCTGAGGGTAGCTGCTGTGAGGCTTCGCATTGATTAACCTATCTATCGGGGTCTGATAGTCTCTACGGTTGCTCTTCTTAGTGTTAAGGCTATTAGCAAGCAACTGGAAATTGTATCCGTTATGAAGTCCACAGATGTCAGGGTGTACCAGTGGTTCAATGTGATCGACTTGTAGTTCGCTACCTGTTAGGTCATACAACCTTGTTCTCAGCTTTCTTGTGATAGCTAGTCAAGGGTTGGTCTACGTTACAAGTGCTACACGCCTTCGTCATCATCTTTATTAAACCCTAACAAATTCATTAATGTGTCTGCTGCTGCTTCGTCTACTTCTGGGTCGACCACTTGATCTACCTCGTTGACTGTATTCTGTGGACTCCAGCCCCCCTTGCTACGCAAGAAAAGCTCTTGGCTCTTAAAGGTGATACCATCTTGTACGTCACCATACAATGCTTGATCTATTACTCTAGCTCCGACTGCTGCATTAATCTTCGCACGTTCAGCTTCTATCGCTGTTCCGTACCATTTGTACAGAGTGGATAAACTCTTAGGTGCATCGTTCAGATGTGAGATAGCAGGACAGATTTGACGGACGCTTACGCCTCCCCGAATCAGTTCAAGTACTGCTTTCTCAACGACCTTACTGTATGGTAGTTTCTGTAGCATGATGACCTCTATTGGTTAACGACAAACTAGATGATACCTTTAGAGGGTAATCCAGATTGCACTTAAATAATTCCCCAAGTCTATCGGCACTATCTCATCTTACATATTATGTGAGCAAGGTTCATAGTGGTTGGACTTGGGGGTATGTGTTATACCTGAGTTAATACCTCAAAGATATAACGACAATCAGTTATACAACAATATGGTTATATAATCTTGTTGAGTAACTATAGTTATACTTAAGTTATTTATAACCTGTTGTGGTTATATTTACTTATGAGATTACTTAAGTTACATCTCTTACTATACTATATAGACCCTTTTCGTATTCTCACAAGTAAATAATTGCATTTAATTACAACTATTTTATATGTCGTTGTTATCCCACGATTCTTTCTTTTATTATTTTTAGGTATTGACAGCGGTTTCTTGCTTGTGTGGCACATTGGTCACAACATTGGTGTAACTCAGTGTAGGCGGGTTTTCGCTCATTGGTGATTCTCAAAAGTATTTTTTTGTTTTGGACTTAGGTGTCGTTAAGGGCCTCCGCCCGATTCGTCAAGCATAAAATAGGGGTTCCACATTAATTGTGATCTAATGTTACACCACTGTAACAATTCGTGATGAGACAGGGGATTGACACGGGATAACTGTGACATAAATGATACGCATTAGGTATTAATTGGGGGTAACTGAAAAGAATCCTTGACGCGAGGATGAGTGAGTCGCCGACATCCCGTTAGTGATTCGTGGGGTAACATTGCACCCCATTCCAGCGTTATGTTATAGTATAACACTTGATAAACGATTGGCGTAACGACAAAAACCCCGCCTAAGCGGAGTCAATGTCATAGCGTGGGAGTCGCTATAGAATCTAGTCGGAGTCTAGTACCGAATATTGACCTATGTCAAATCGCCAGAGTACCGGCAGGAAATCCAGATTGGGCTTGTCGATTGTCAATTCTGCCGCATGAGCTAGGCAATCGCCTTCGTATTCATAGGCGTGGAAGCAATGCCACTTGTCGGAGTCCTTGCGGAATACTAGGTTGCGATATTCAATCTTCATTACAGTGACTCCTCTTGCATAGTAAATAGCACGGACTCTTGTTCCCTCATATCGTCAAGATCAGACTCTTCTAGCATATAAACGCTATGCTGAACCTGCCATTCAATGCGGGAGTCAATCGCCTCAGATACCCATTCAACAGCCTCAGACTCGGTAGCTAGGGCAATGATCTCTGGGCTTGGATCAAGTGAGTCAATAGCAGCAGTGACCAGCCACACGCTATCAAGACTCCGCAACTTATGGGCAAGCTCACTAGCTACCCAGTCAACGGCAAAAGTGACCACGTTAGACAAGCAAAAGGGGCCGTTATAGGTAAAATCGGGCGACTCGCCTGTAGCATCTCCAAAGTCATCAACAGCTTGTTCTATGGCGTTTAACCAATCGCTATCCGATAGCTTGTCCAGAATATCGCGAGTGTAGATCAAATCGCCCCAGCTACCCGCTGAACAACTGGCAGACTCTAGCTGACTCGCTATGCTATCAATAGAGTCCCAGTGGTTGCCATCGGTTAGCTCTTCCCACAAATAGGACTCAATAGGGCCTGATAGGTTCAAGGCTTGTGTGATTGACTCAAGGTCAGTGATTGCATTTTTCATTACTGCGCCCCCCCAAAGCTGATCCAGTATGACACAAGGCCAGGAATCTCGATCAACCAACCGTCACTGTATAGAGTCGAGAAATAGCCAAGGCAAAACATGATGAGTCCGAAGTTAGCAAGGGCGGTGGCCTTGAATAGCCAAAGGGCAAGCGTTTGCGTAAATGTCGCGGCCTTGTGAGTGGCTTGGCGTTTGCGGTGATAGACTCTGGCAATCGCCGCGTCGTCTAAGCCTTTGATGATGTTTTGTTCCAATGTCATTTTGTCGTTTCCTTTATCAGTGTTAACTTGTGCAATCTTTATGGGGCGATTCGGGGGTTAGGTCAACCCCCGATTCAATCTTATTTGGTGCAATGGGCGAAAACCTTTTCCTTGGCCTCTTCCAGCCACTTGCTCAAGTCAGCCAAGTGGTTATAGTTTGGATTCTCTTTGTTGCTTTCTCTTTCGTATGAGCGAGTCCTAGTTTCAATCTCTTGAATGTCGTGAACGAGGGTTTGTGTCTCTGCGAATGTCATTTTGTCGTTTCCTTTTATCAGTGTTAACTTGTGCAATCTTTATGGGGCGATTCGGGGG